CCGCCGCGAAAGCGAAGGCTCTTATCGCGCTGCTGCACGAGGGCGACCTCGATATGCTGAAGGCGTCCGAACGGGCGTCTGAACGAGCGGCCGAACGGGCTGCCGCAGCCTCAGAAACGAAGGAAGATGAGACAGAAGTGACGTTCTGACTCCCCGCGGTCTCTTTCCCGCAAAAAAATATCCGCGTCATCGCTCACCGGCGACCGCGGATTTTTTATGTGCCTTCGGGAGGCTGATAAAGGAAAAGGGAGGTAACTTCCGTTACCTCCCTTCCTGGATTTGGTCGGTGGTGGGACTCGGATATCCCTATTACCAAAGGGTTTTAAATGGATGTTGTTGCCTGTTTGTGGCTTAGTTTGTGGTAATAAGTCCCTATGTTCCCCAATAATTAGAGGTAAACCCCATAATTGTGAGGGGGGAGAAATGATTTATCGTATATCCATACATTTCCTTACTATTAGGAGAAAAACATGCGCACACAGAAAAAATGCACAAGGTCTTCACACTTCAGGATAACCACTATAGCTATCGCTGTTGCTTCGTCTTTTGCCATGACGCCGGCTTGGGCGGCCCCTGCTACCAACCCCCCTGGGAACGGTGTAGGAATTGCTATAGGCTCAGGAAGCACAACCGATACTTACGCCAAAAAACAAATAGCTATTGGGGTTAATTCCAAAACGATTTCTGATGGCTCTGCCCCAAATGATAGTGCCATTGCTATTGGCGCAGGGGCTCATACCTATAACGAATTGGGACGACGCGTTGCTGCCGTTTCTTTTGGAAAACAGCATGCAGATTACACTGGGGGAATTGCAATCGGTGCTAATACCTATGCGATTACAACAGGAACCAGCATTGGCCAGCGTGACTACGTAGGAGCCATGGGGGATATAACCGTTTCTAACTCGAATCGCGACATTCTCCAGTACGCTCCTGGTGCAACATCATTGGGAAGTAATGCCTATGCAGGAGGTACCCTTTCAACAGTTCTTGGCGCTTATAACATTGCGACCAGTGGATACAATGGCACAGGGGGGGGTAACTCTCTTTCCTATGCGGCACAAAATTTTGGGTCCACTATTGTCGGTACATTGAATACCAACGAATCCGCCACAGTTCGTGCACCCTTTATGAGTACCAGTTATTCCGGCATTGCAAATAGCACTGTAGGTATCGCTAATCGAACGTACAATGCAAACGGCGCCTTGATTTTCGGTGCAGGCAACGAAATTACCAATTCAGTCGTAAAGATCTCCTCCGTTAGTTCTAGCACTCAAACGGCCTCTGCCTCTGTTAATGAGCTTGCAGGGAACTTGCGCACCGCAATTCACAATGACGAAGGCGGCTCAACTCTTGCTATCGGCGGCGGCAACATTGCCGATTACACCCAGGCCTCTCAGCTGATCGGCGTTAACAATACGCTCAAAGGCTCGTCCAGCTCCGTAAGCCATTACAACGCGCTGAATGGCTACAAGAACACGGCGACCAACGTTCAGCATGTGACTGTTATTGGCTCTTCCAACACTGTTACAGACGGTGAAAGCAATATCGTTGCTGGTGACAATCATAAGCTCACAGGAGCAAGCAAATCAGTCATCATAGGCTCTTCAACCGAGAACAAAGAAGTTACAAAGAGCAATGTCGTTGTAATTGGCCAAGATGCCGATATCTTCCAGGAGGGTGATGTCGCACTTGGTAGCGGCTCTACTGCAGCACAAGTGGAGACAACCACCAATATAACCATTAGAGGCACTTCGTACAATTTCGCTGGCACTTCTCCGACTAGTACAGTTAGCGTTGGTTCTGCAGGCAAAGAACGCACAATTACAAACGTTGCCGCGGGGCGTATTAGTGCCGCTTCAACTGACGCCATCAATGGCAGCCAATTGTTTGCCGTCACTTCTGCGTTGGATACTCTCTCTACATCTGCTGGTGCCCATTACTACTCTGTAAAGAGCTCAAACACTGGAGCAGATTCTAACTATGATAATGATGGCGCCACTGGCACTGATAGTATTGTTCTGGGCATCGCCTCAAAAAATTCCGGTAACAACAGTACCGTTATCGGCAATATGAACTCTCTGACTGGAATAAAAAACGGTGCCAATAACAGCATTGTCGTTGGCCAACGCTTAGAGGTTGACGGCACACACAACGCTGTCTTTGGCACAGATTACGCAAATTATGATAATAAGCTGACCAAGGTCGTGGGCAATCAAAACACCGTTATCGGCGTTGGTAATCTTGTTGGCTATACAGCCGTTCAAAACGGAACGCAATGGACTTATACAAAGTGGGGAGATAGCGGTTCAGACCAAAACGTAGCTGTTGGATTGAACAATACCGCTAATGGTGGAAGTATCGCTGTAGGTACTTCGTCCGTAGTTGATTCTCTGGGAGTTTCCTTGGGGCACGGAAATACCGTTATCGGTCCTGACGACAATGGCGGACAATGGGGAGTTGCCATAGGCAATAAGCTCACTGTTTCTGGTGAAAACGCAGTTGCTGTAGGGACGGAGTCCACCGCCAAGGGAGATTGGACTGTTGCCGTGGGTTCTAACGCTTCAGCAGAGAAGACTTACGATATTGCTATTGGCAAAAAGGCTTCTGCCACGGGAGGGTGGTCTACTGCATTAGGGGCATCTGCTAGAGCCAGTGCCCAAACCTCTACAGCGCTTGGGTACAGAGCTGAAGCACCCGTTAATAACGGTGTTGCTTTAGGCTCCTTCAGTGTCGCCAACACTGAAGCTGGTGTTGCTGGCTACGACCTTTCGACCGGCGCGGCATCTACAGAAACTTCAGTTGCTTGGAAATCAACAGCAGCAGCCGTCTCAGTCGGTGAGGTTGATAATGGTATAACTCGGCAGATTACGGGGGTGGCGGCGGGCTTGAACGACACCGATGCTGTCAATGTGGCACAGCTTAAGAAAGCGGCATCCGCGGCAACCACCAATGTCAACACAACCGATCCGAACATGACAGTGACGGAACAGCCGGCTGATTCCCACAATTACACGATTGGGCTGAATAAGAACCTCACCGGCATGGAAAGCGCGGAGTTTGGGGCTGACGCCGCAAAGACGACTATCTCTGCTGGTGGCGTAACCATCGTCAAGGACAGCACAACGGTAAGCCTTAAATCCAATGGACTAGATAATGGCGGGCAAACCATCAAGAATATAGCTGCTGGCGAAAACGACACTGATGCGGTTAACCTCTCGCAGCTGAAGAATTCCGTTACGAAGGTGGAATCTACCAGCCAGGGCTATATCGATATCACAACACGGAAGGAAAATGCCTCAACCAATACCGGGGCAACCATCTACTCCGTGGGACTGTCTGCTGATGCCAAAACCGCGATCACGAATGCCAATCATTATCTGACGGCTGATGGGATCAATGCCCAGAACCAAAAGATAAAGAATGTTGCCCCCGGGACGATTTCCGCGGCGTCTACTGATGCTGTGAATGGCAGCCAGTTGTATCAGACAAATCAGGCGGTTCAGCACAACTCTGATGATATTTCCAAACTGTATAACCGCAGCGCGGAACTTAATCGCAAGATCTATCGTGCTGGCGCGCATGCGGCTGCTCTTGCCGCACTGCATCCGCTTGACTTCGATGAAAATCATCTGGTATCCGCCTCTCTTGGCCTTGGTCAATACCACAGCCACGGAGCGGTCGCTCTCGGTATTTTCGCCCGCCCGACGGAGAACTTTATGGTCAGCCTGGGAGGATCAATCTCCTCTGGCAGTGATGTGATGGGGAATCTCGGCGTGCATTATCGCTTTGGAGGCGACAGCGTGCGGGTGAACAAAGCGGAACTTACTCAGCAGGTAAGCACTCTCAAAGCTGAAAACCGGGATCTGTCAGCAAAATTGGCTTCTTCCAACTCAAAGCTGGAAGCCGCTACGTCAAAGATTGACTCTCTGATGGCAAGGATCCACGCTATCGAAGCCAAACTTAATATGAAGTAAGCAAAGCTCAAGGAGAGGGGGCTTGCCCCTTCTCCAACATATATAATGTATATGGTCTTGTGAAGGTCTCTGTGGTTCGCATGTGGGCACCAGCTCTCCCCTTGTAAGACTGGCACGGCCTAATAAGAGGCCAAGATGCAAGAGAACCGCGCGCGCCCCTTGAGGAAACTCAGGGGCGCCTTTTTTATTCCCGCTAATACTTATCTTTGTACCCCTGCTGAGATAACGGATTAGCCGCTCAGGCTACATCCTTTACAATGTGTATTTGATGTGTATAATAGATCTTGTTGATTAACAAGGGGTAAACCATGGATAGCTCCACGGTAATCAGCAGGATTAAAGCGGATGGCTGGAGGCTCCAGAGCGTGAAAGGTGATCATCACAATTTCAAAAAAAGCCGGTTTTCAGTTCATCGTGACGATCACTCACCCGCGCAAGGATGTGCCAATCGGGCAACTGAAAGACATATCCAAGAAGTCAGGCATAAAATTTTAAGCCAGTTGGTCGGGCGAGGGGTCTTCCCTCGTCCGTTTTCTCGCACAAGAACAACGGAGGCAGTAAATGCGTTACCCGTGCGCGATCGAAACAGGAAACGGCGTTTATGGTGTAATCTTTCCCGACCTTCCCGGATGCTACCCCTCTGGAGAAACCCTAGAGGACGCGTTCAAGGATGCTAAAGAGGCTGCCGAGTCGTGGATGGACGCCATGGCTGATGAAGGTCTTGAAATTCCAGCTCCATCTGCCATGGATGATGTCGTGAAGAATCCTGATTACAAGGGCTGGGTCTTCGGCTCGGTTGACATTGATATGTCCAAAATCTCAGACAAGGCCGAGAGAGTGAACATCACCCTCCCGAAACGCGTTCTGAGGCGGCTGGACAACCTCGCCAAGGAGTCCGGGGATTCCCGTTCTGGGTATATTGCTCACCTTGTCCTTTCGGCCTCATAACCTCAAAAGCCCGGGGCGTTGCTCCGAGCTCTTTGCTACTGATGAGAAACAGCATCCTTATCCGCGGCTACTCTTGTAAGAAGCTCTGCACCCTCCCCAGCCAGTTCTGCGCCTTCTCCGAGTAGGCTTTCGCATCGGGCGAGGCGCTCTTGAGTACGGTCTCCGGTATCTCGGGCGATTTGCAGATCACTCTTGGCTCTGGTGTCTGCGGCGTCGCGCACCCGGACAGCAGTAACCCGCACAGCGCGAGCGTCAGATAAAGCCTTGTCTCGCGCGGCAAGCGCATCAGCCAATTGTCTTGATTGTTTCTCATAGCGTTCCTGCGCCTCCTTTTCTACCGCCCTGGTCTGCTTCTGCCAATCAGATTTAAGCTCGCTGATCTGAGCTTCATACTTCTCCGCTGTTGAGAATCTTCCCCTGGAGTACCCCCAAAACGCAGACGCTATCAAAGCGCCAATGATGACGCCGGTAATGACTAGCCCCCTTTTCCCCATACTTGCCTCTATAAAAACTCAATCAGCTTCTTGAAGAGCTACCCAAAAGGGAGCCCCTGCCCTCTGCAACCTTGCTATAATGCTTCGCGTGAGGTTTATTTCCTTACCGTGGTTTTATCAAATCAGTCGATTGGCCTCCCCGGAAGAGCACACGCTTTCCCGGGGCTTTTTTATATCATCAGGCAAACCTGGGCCATTAATATAGCTATAATGGCTGGGACGAGAACTTTCTCCTTTTTGCCCTACGTCCTCGCTTCTCGTCATCCCCCGGCTTTTGCCGGGGGTTTCTGTTTTCGGTTATTTCAAAGCAAGCACGATTTGAACAATCGTATAGACAAGCCCTGTAGCACCAGCAAACGCAAGAGCTGAATACTTAACCCCAGTGGCTACGCCTCTGAAAAATGCCTCTTTAAGTTCCATATCTCTCATACGCTGCCCCAAATTTTCATTGCGCTTGATATAATTTTTCATGTAGATGTGGTCCATCTATGTGTAACGTTTCTTAAGTCTCTGTTATGATTCGTTCCATCCCCGGAAGAGTTGCCGCTCTTGCCGGGGATTTTTACAGAGATCGGATAAAACCGATGACGCCCAGCACACCCCCAATAACGGCGCAGGCGACCAGCACGAGTTCTTTCCAGAAGTGAAAACGCTCCTTTTTGTATTCGCTGATAGCCGCTTGCTGAGCCTGTTTCAACTTCTGTTCATCCATAAAAGCCTCTAGCTTATCTATTCTTTCTTTGGTATCATCTCTCACGTACAGACCTCATATGTACACATTGCTCAGTCCCCGAAAGAGCTGCAACTCTTCCGGGGATTTCTTTTAACTGAGGAAGAGCTCCTTCTCTGCCTCTCGTCTCCTTACCAACCCCGGAAGCTCCCTCCCTCCCGCTCGCGCCCAACGCTTGAATTCATACCCCGCATTAATTACCTTGCCGGCATTAAAAAGTTTGAGGAGAGTAGATCTGCGGAGTGCCCCAGCGCCACAGTTGTATGCAAAATCCAACAAAGCGATGAACTGCCCTTGCGTTACCGCGACCCTGACAGATCGGGACAGCACATCACGAAGACGGTAAAGCTCAGACTCCAGAAGCTCGTCTGCCTCCTCTTGAGTAATCTTTATGTTCCTGATGACAGGGTTCCCAGATGCCAGGCGTGTAGAGCCATAACCCACAGTCCATACCCCCGCAGGATCCCGGTAGGAAGCCAGCCGGCACCCCTCGTTCGACTTAATGAAGGGAACCGCAATCGCCGGGTCCCACACCGAAAATTCTTTCTTTTCAGCCATGATCTCTCCTTATTTTGTCAGCCAAAGGACAAGAACTGCTGTCACGACTGGGGCAATAAACGCCCTGACAATCCCGAGCAAGAACTCTCTTCTTTCCTTTTGTTTCTCTTCAAATTCGGCCCGCACACGCCTTTCAATTTCCTGCTCTTTCTGCATATCCATAAGCACACCAACCTCTTGCTTTAGTTTTTGAATTTCAGCTATACTGGCGTTGTGCAGAAGTTCCTGTGTGTAAAGTGGGATAAAAAAAGCCCTCGGGAGTTCGTTCCTCTCGAGGGTTTTCGTTTGATGGGGAGGGGCCCCTATCCTTCTATTTGTCTCTGTGCTGCCGGTGAATCTCTCCCCCGCTCACCACATCTGACGCCATCGCCTCTGACCGCTCTTCCATCGCTTTCAGCATCTTGCGGACCGGTGCCGGGATGATTGATCCATACCCCATGCGCTCAATGTTTTCCAAGATACTGCCAAAGTCGTTCAGGCAGAAAGCAAAGACCGCCGCATCCCTAACACTGACGAAGGGTATAACCGAAGTGATATCCAGCCCATGGCAAAGCGCCACGAGGCTCAGTATGACGATCTTTTTGGTGATGCCAAGGAACCCCGTACGGGAATTCCACTGCCCGGTCTTCATCGCGGCATAAGTACCGCTCAAATAGTCGGCTACGATAAAAACAAACAGCCATTCAATCGCGTCATCGATCGGGCCAAAAAGAAAGGAGCACAAGGCTCCCAGAATCCCGCCAACTGCTAAAAGTACACGGGAAGAGAAGTCGGGGATCAGATCTAGCATAGCGCCTAGCAGAAAGTATTGAACGTTTTCGGATAAAGAGATAAACTTGAAGACAAGGAACAGGGTTAGGCTCCCACTACGGCGTGGTGTAACGTTATGGTACAAACCATCCTGCTCTGGGGGGATAAACACCACGATAATTCCTGTGAATCCACGGCAGGAACTCGTAAGGATTACCCCCCATTTCTTTTATACGATCCGGATACCGACTATTTCATAAGTCCACTTCAAATTACTCTCATCTTTTGTCGGTATTAGCTTTCTTATATTTTCAAAACTTTCCCCTTTACTCTTAATCATTTCCTTTTTTGTTTCCCAGTTCTTTTGTTTTGAAGTAATCAAAGAGTAAACGCTTAATCCTCCGTTATGCGTGGCTTTTATATCCACCATAATATGCAAGGGTTTTTCGCCCCTGATCGGCAATTCATAATTCGCATAGCAAAATGCGGTTTTCTCTAAAACATCTTTTCCTTTCTCCTTATGGAAGTTTTTTTGCCATCCCGAAAAATCCCCCTTTTTGAAAATTTTCGGCAATAACCCAATCACAAGAATGTAATCCCTACATTCGCTAACTGCCGCTTCTTTCCCTCTTCTAGAAGCCAACCGTATTACGCCTCTAAGTTCGTTGTACAAACTCACTCCTAGTTTTACGTTCTGTTCGCCAACCTCCGGTAATTTCGCAGGCAAGATTCCTCTCATTGATTGACAATATTTCTGTAACACTTTACCTGGATCCTTACCCAATCCAAGATCCTGATTGGCAATCCTCGCGCTGTTTTTTATTTGCTCGTTGGTTATGGGTTCAGCTGGAATCGATGCCTTCTCAATTTTTAAATTTTTATCTTCTTCTACAGATTCTGAGTTCGTTTCCACTTTAGGCCGGGTAATTGGGGAATCTCTCTTCCCACTCCCGCTCACAAATTGCCCAGTTCTCTCGGAATGGCGACACCCATTGGCGTCCTCAGTGGCGTCCGCCACAGACACAAAGCGATAGATATCCACGAAACGGAACATTTTCATTGGCGCAAGTCCCCTTCATCTGCGCTGTGATTTCTGCGCTGCCATAGCCTATCCCCCTACTCCATAGCGGCCGCGACAAGATCTCTGTCAGCTTCAGAGGCGGCCCAGATGACTGCACAGGTCTCAGGAGAGGGCAAGGTAAATGAATACCCAACGACAGAACTTATAGTTACGTCTGTAGTCCATGTGGCTCCGTCAGTAGTGGCATACGGGGTGAGCTTCTTCAGGACAGCGATAGCCGCTGTAGATACGGAGGTGGCCAAGTATTTTGTGCCACTTCGAGAAAGCGATACCTGCTCAAATCCCTCGGGAAGTGTAGGAGAAATAATCCCCAAGACGGGTGAAAGCCTCCAGAAGGCACATTCTGCCGGAAGAGTATTAGTAGCCTCTGTTGCTGAGACCACATAATCTTTATTGAAATCCACTGTGGCACTAGCGGTGGTTTGCGTTTCTCCGTCGATAATCAGGTGCCCCGGTTTATAGCCATAGTCAGCCACAACGGACAGCGAAAGGGAGCTGACTTTCGGCGTCATCGTTATATCTTCACTGGAAGAACTGTTACCGGAGAGACCTAATGTATTAGCCGTTACATTGATCGTTTGGTTTGCAGTCTGCTTGAGCGTAACGGTATACCCCCCACTGTTCGAAGTCGTCAGAGCGGTGATAGCATCAGCCATACCAGAGGGCTTATAGGTCATCGTGCTTCCGTTCTTCGCCCGGATAGCGTTTGCGATCGCTGTGTAATACTTCGGCTCTGTCAGAACTTTCGTCATGATTTAGTACCCCGTGGAATCGCCGTCGGTGATCGCGGAAATCGCTGTAGTAATCGCCGCGTTCGCTTCAGACTTGGTGTAGTAGTTAGAGAGATCTACCGACGCACCAGAGCCCGCGGCGGCTACTTTGCTATCAACCTCAGACTTGGTGTAGGCGTCCGTGATGCCGTAGCCCGCGAGCGTTGCCGCTTTCTTCGCGTACTCCGCAAGTGCTGAAGAGAGAGCATAGTTATCGAGCTCCGCCTCAATCGTTGACTTGCACGCAGTAAGCGCTTCTTTGACCTTTGCTTTGAGGTCTGTAAAAGTTACCGTCATAGTTACACTCCTTTGATGAATTCATCGCATGCCTCGTAAATCGAGGTCATGAATGAGTTGAAAACTTCGACTGTGGTATAGGATTCGGGGGCTATTGATGCGGCTTTCTCTGCACTCGCCTTGGCTTGCGTTGCGAAGCCTTC